GCGGCAAGGCGATGGAGGACAACGATCTGACCGAAGCGGAACGGAACGCGCTGACGGATGAGTACATGCAGTATGTGGATGAAGCCCTTGCCCTGCGTGACAATCTGGCGGCGGCTACGGGCTACGACAAGACGCAGCAGGGTGGCGCGTCCCAGAGCGCGAAGGCCGGCGGCTTTACGGCCATGACGCAGGACCAGGGCACGAAGCTGGAGGGCATGTTCACCGGCGGGCTTCAACACTGGTCGAGCATCGATGACAAGATGGAGAGCGTCATCGACAGGATGAATACCGCCGAGGGGCATCTTGCCCGTATCGATGAACATACCGGTACGAGCGCGGGGCATCTGGGCGAAATAAAGGCCGAGATAAGGAAAATAATACGTGACGGATTAAAAGTGAAGTGATATGGCGGATATACTTGGCGGACTGGTGCTGGTGAACGGCACGGACATCTGGACGGAATACGGCGTGTTTCTGGTGGAAGACCGGCGCGGCGGCATGGAGAACCTGACGGCCATCCTGACCCCGAGCAAGGCGAAGAAGGACACTGCCGTGGACATACGGGAAGAGCACGGGGAAAAATACAGCGCCGTGCTTACCCCGAGGAACGAGGCACGCGACGTGACGTTGCACTTTGCCCTGTACGCCCGGACACAGTCGGGATGGATGAAGCGGTATTTCGCTTTCGTGAATTTCCTGAAGAAGGGCCGGGACGGATGGCTCGACATTTCTTTTCCCCAGCTTGAGCTGACCCTTCGTGTCAAATATGCGGACTGCACGAAGTTCACCCCGTTGACCTACCTGTGGAAAGAGGGTGTGCATGCCGGAAAATTCAAAGTGAAGTTCCGCGAGCCGGTACCGGTGATTTAACGACATTCAAATGCAGTTCAAACGATATTTAAAGGATTACAGACATGCTGACCATATATGACAGAAACGGCAATAAACGTGCGGACATCGCTCCGGATGACAGCTCCACCCAACAGAAGGAGGTTCAGGGAGAGAATGTCCTGTCCCTTTCCTTCACCCATTACGAACATATCGCCCTTGACGTGAACGACTATACGGATTATCTGGGCGAGCGATACTGGCTGACGGAACGCTACACCCCCAAGCAGGTGAACGAGTGTGAATGGGACTATGACCTGAAGCTGTACGGCGTGGAAAGCCTTATCAAGCGGTTCCTTGTGCTGGAGACGACGGACGGCGACACCAACCCCCTGTTTACACTGACGGCCACGCCCCGCGAGCATGTGGCGATGGTGGTGAAGGCTATCAATGACGGCATGGGCCACATTACCGACTGGAAGACGGGTACGGTGGAAGGTACGGAGCTGATTACGATAGACTACGAGGGGATGTACTGCGACGAAGCGCTGAAAGCCATCGCGGAAAAGGCAGGCGGCAAGGCCGAATGGTGGGTTGAGGGGCAGACTGTGAACGTGTGCCGCTGCGAGCATGGGGAAGAAATTACCCTTGGCTATGGCAAGGGGCTGACCTCCCTGGAAAGAGATACGAGCAACACGGCCAAATTCTATACGCGCTTGTTCCCGGTAGGCTCGACCCGCAATATCGATGCGGAGAAATACGGCAGCCCGCGTCTGATGCTTCCCGGCGGCAGGAAGTACATCGAGCAGGGCGTGGAGGAATACGGCATCTATGACCATTACGAGCAGGATGCCTTCAGCGGCATCTTCCCCCGTCGGGTCGGTACGGTGAGCTCGGTTCGCAGCGAGGAGGTAGCAGACGATGAAGGCAACAAATTCACCGTCTATTATTTCCGGGACGGGGAACTGGACTTTGACCCCAACCAGTACGAGCTGGCTGGCGAGACAAAGCGGGTGTCGTTCCAGACGGGCGACCTGGCCGGACTCGGGGAGAGTGACGACCACTATTTTGAGGTGAACTACGACAGCGCGGCACGTGAATTCGAACTGATCACCATCTGGCCCTACGATGACGACACCCAGCTGCCGGGCGGCAAGCTGGTGCCGCGAGCAGGCGACACCTATATCCTGTGGAACATCCGTATGCCGGATGAGTATTACCGGCTGGCCGAAGAGGAGTTTGCGGCTGCGGTGGACGAGTACAACAAGGAGCACTGGCTGGACATTGCCGCCTACAAGGCCCCGACAGACCATGTATATATGGAGGAACACGGTATTGACCTGTTTGTGGGCAGGCGGGTAAGACTGGAGAGTGTCAAGTATTTCCCGGAAACAGGCTATCGGCAGAGTCGTATCACGAAAATCACCCGCAAGGTGAACGAGCCCGGGCAGATGGATATTGAGATAAGCGACGCGCTTCAGGTGGGCAAGTTTGACAAGGTGACGGACAGCATCGGTGCGCTGAAGAGCTATACGAAATCAAAAACGGAGGGAGGCGCCCTTCCGGACATTATCCGTAGCTGGGACAGGACACTGCCGACGGACAACAACCTGTTTTCCGCAAGGAGGAGCCAGAAGGAGTTCCTGAACAAACACAAGCCGGACACGGCGACGGAACTCCAGGGCTTCCTTAAAGGTGTGACTTTCGGGGAATACTCCTCAGGCAAGAAAGGCGGTAGCGTGGACGGTGAGGGCAATGCCGAATACCTGACCGCCGTTATACGCGAACTGCTGCGCAGCATGGAGTTCGTGGACGGACTTACAGGCGAAGGTTGGCAGATATGGATAGACCAGCTGACGGGACTGACGAACCTGACCGTGGACAAGGTTACTGCCCGGCAGAGCCTGGTGGCTCTGGAGCTGCTGATACAGCAGATCCGCAGCGTGTGCGGTCAGATTGTTGTGTCGGCCGCGAACGGAAAGATAAAGGACGTGGTGAAGCAGGGCGACAACTACCGCATCCTGTTCGAGCAGGAAAGCGGTTTTGTGGCCCATGACCTGATGCGTTGTGCCGTTACGGGCGGAACGAAGCGGAAAGCCTACTGGGTTGAAGTGGGCTCGGTGGTGGCCGGGGGTGTGCTGGTTCCGGTGAGCGAATTCGGTGGTGTGAAACCTGAGGCGGGCGACGAGTGCGTACTGATGGGTAATACTGAAAACCCGCTGCGTCAGAACCTTATCTCCATCGCGGCCACCGAGGACGGCCAGCCCCGTATCGACATCCTGGACGGCGTGAAGGCCAAGAACTTCAATGGTTGCCTTCGCTGCCGGCTGGGCAAGCTGGACGGCATTAAGAGCAGCGCATTTCCGGCAGACAACCAGCCGAAGGGAAACGGCCTGTATGGCGACAACGTGTGGCTGAAGGGCACGTTCGTACTGATGACGGGCGAGGATATCCTGACGCGGTTTGAAATAACCGAGGGAAAAATACATTCTGCGGTGGAAGGCTTGCGGCAGGAGATACGTGAGGAGCAAAGTTATTTCGATAACACTTCTTTCGCTGACGGCATGGAGAAATGGAAGACCGGGAGCAAGGTGACGCTGTTCACCCTGGGTGGAAAATGGGTCTGGGCGAACGGCGGCCCGTTGGGTACGAAGCCGGAGGGCCATGCCGAGATACGCACGGACGGGAAAGTTCCCTACGCCTATATCCGGAACGGCTACATCATGCAAAAGCTGGAGGACTTCCGTCTGGTGCCGGAATACCGGCAGACGAACAGCGCCGGGGAGCGTGTCCCCGGTGTGGTGTATCTTTCGTTCAGCTACCGGGTCATCAAGGCGGGCCGCCTGAAGATAGAGTTTGTCGGTGCCGACAAGACCGGTTTTGAGAACTTCAACATGTTCGGGCATGAGGAGGACCTACCCGTGGGCGGAGAGAAGATGTTCACGCTGGATGGCCTTTGGAACGGTACGGGCGACTTCAAACTTTCGTTTACGGGCATCATCTACGTGTCGCTGCTGGTGTTCTCCACCAACAAGGCGGACGCTTTGAGCTACAAGTACCGCACGCTGTTCGAGCAGAGCGAGCGTCTGGTGAAGATTTCGGCCGCCGTGTTCGACAAGGACGGTGAGGCGCTGAAAGAGACCGGGCTGGTGATCAGGCCGGAGGGCTCCGGCCTGTACGCGCAGGACAGCACCGGCAAGGTGGCCCTTATCGGTGTGAGCGTGGAAGGGACCGGGGCGGACGGTGGGAGCGTCAGCAAGATAAAGCTTACCGGTGACGAGATTATACTGGAGGGGTCGGTCACCGCCAACGGATATTTCAAAATACTCAAGGATGGAAGCATCGAAACCCGGAATGCCAAGGTTTACGGAACCATATATGCCGATGACGGGAAGATCGGTGGCTTTACACTTGACGACGGGCGGTTGTACTGGAAAGCCGGTGACTATTTCGGCAATGATTCGCGCAGCCTGAAACTCGGCGTGTCGCAGTCAGATATGGAAGGCATCGTGGATGTGGCTTTCAACGCTGCCACCCAGGGGCGGTTCGGGGTGAAGGCCGTCGGTTCCAATATGGGCGGTGCCGCCATCTATGCCTCCAGCAAATCGGATGGGCTGACCTATCCGATAAGTGCCAACACCTATGCCGGATATTTTGACGGCGGCGTCCATGTGAACGGTGCCGTGTACAGTAATGATATGCTTTCGAACAATTACGGCACGGGCTGGACGCTTGGCAGTGACGGTACTTACACATACAGGAAAGGGGTGAGCGGAAATTTTAGATGGACTATAAAAGGTGAATTCGGCATGTCCACGAACTACAATCTTGAGGTGGTTAACGGCATTGTAGTGGGCATGACACACATATAACAAATTCGGTTGAGATATGAAAGTGAATTTTTATGACAGTTTCAAGGATTTTGACGGCCTGCCGTTGCAGATCAATGGTGAGATGCAAATTGTCGGCCGTATTGTAGCGCAATGCCTGTTCAACGGAACGGGGATCCGCCCGAGTGGCAACCAGCAGACGGATGCCGACAAGAAATTACGGGCATACCGCCTGTGCATACAGATAATGGATGCCGACGGGGAAATTGATATAACGGCGGAAGACGCGGTATTGATAAAGGAAGCGGTTTCCGGGCTTACCCCGGGGTGCTATTCACAAGTTGTAAAACTGATAGAGGGATAGGCTTATGGCAGAAATGACACAGGAAGAACTGGTCCAGGAAGTGCTGGACCGTGTACTCCAATCTTCTACCGGTGTGGAGGATCTGGAGACTGTCACCTCGCTGGGCGGTGTGAAATCACTGCCCGGTGAGAAGGACGGCAAGATGGTGAACGTACCCCTGGAACTGATTGGGAAACCTGCGAGCGATGCCGCCGCCCGTGCCGAGGCTGCCGCCAAGAAAGCGGAAGGGGCCGTAGCCGGACTGGAGGAAAAGACGCAGGCCGCCACGGAAGCCGCAACCAAGGCCAACGAAGCGGCAACCAAGGCGGAAAATGCCGCAGTCAAGGTGGAACAGACTACGACAGCAGCTGTCGGCGGGGCTACTGCACGCTTTTCCTCATGGCTGGAAACAGGAAACGTTTTACCTGACAAGGGTATCAAGCCGGGCGGCAGCGTGGTGTATGTGGCGGATGCCGGGAAGTTCGCCTATTATATGGACTCCACCCTTTACGGGGACTGGGATGTAGCGGGTGTACCCCCTGCCGGCATGTTCATGGATGCGGAACGGACAGCCATATTGCCGGACAAGCTTTACCTGCTTGGCGATGCCGTATATACCGGAACGGGAGGCGTTCTGAAACTGCTGGCCTATCGCCATGAGGTGATGAGCGAGGAAGCTTACGAAGCACTACAGGACAAGGATGCGAATACGCTGTATCTGATTTATGAGGAGGATTGACGATGATAACCATAGGCGGTAAGGAAATAACGGC